GCTAAATTAAAAGATGCTTATGAAGTTGCATTAAGAAAAGGTTTAATTGATAAAATGCCAGATAATTTATTTTTTATGAAAGAAGCAGCTAAAATTGTAAGAGAAACAATTCCAAACTATGCATATGTATCTGATGTTGTAAAAGGATTTAGAAGATCTCCACTTGGAAACTTTGCATCATTTCCTTCAGAAATATATAGAACAGGGACTAATAATCTAGTTAGAGGTATTAAAGAATCTAAAGACCCAATACTTGCACCTATTGGAAAAGGTAGATTAACAGGACAAGCTTTAACTTATATTGCAGCACCTATAATAGCTGTAGAGGGTTTTAGAGCACTCTATGGTATAACAAGAGATCAATTAGATGCTATCAGAGAATTTGTACCTGAATGGTCTAAAGATAATACTATCTTACCTGTATATGAAAATGGTAAATATAAATATATAGATTTTTCTCATGGTTTTTTCTACGATACTATGACAGCGCCAGTGGTTGCTACTGTAAATAAAGTAGATGAACTAGATGAAAAACCATTATTAGAAGGTCTAACAAAAGGAATGATTAGAGCTTTTGGTAAAGCAATTGAACCTTTTGTAAGTGAGTCTATTTACACAGGTGCAATGTTTGATATTTTTACAAGAAATGGTTTAGATGAAAATGGTAATAGAGTTTTTAATCCTAGAGATACTTTAGGAAATCAATTCTATGATGCAACTAAACATGTTTTATATAAATTATCTCCAGGTTCATTCCCACAATTAAAAAGAATATACAAAGCAGGTAAAGGAGAAACTATTGGTGGTACATTATATGAAATACCAGATGAACTCATGGGATTTTTTGGAATGAGAGAAGTTCCAATTGACATTAAAAAAACTATGAACTTTAAAATAACAGATTTTTTAGATGCGGAAAGAGACGAACGACAATTAATTTATAAAGGAACTTTAACTGGAGATCCAGTTGAGGATGATAATTTAATTATTCAACAGTTTATAAAAGCAAATCAACAAAGACTTGAAACATTTAATTCGATGAGAAGAACTTATGATTCAGCCAAATTTTTAGGTATGAAAGATAAAGACATAGAAGAAATATTTAAGAAAAGAGGTAGGATAAAAGAATTAGCTTTCATTAAAGACAATCGATTTAAACCTTTTGCAATTACTAGAGGATATCTTCAAGCATATGATGAATTATCTAGAGAAAAAGGAATTCCAAATCCTTTGAATAAAAGAATATTAAAGACCATTGATAGAATTAATAAAAAACTTAGAAAACAAAGATTAAATAAAGAATTTAATATTAACCCAGATGATTATATTTTAAAACAATCTACTAGAGATCAATTAAGTGTACTACCAGATACACCAATGCCTGATCAACAAGTGGTGCAAACGGCTCAGGCTCCAAGCATCATGAATCAAGGATTGACGAGAACTGAAAATGCATTATTAACAGAAGAGGAAAAAGCCATTAGGCTTAAAGAACGAGGATTAGCATAATGCCTAACGGAGATAAAATAAGACCTAAAAATACTAGAGAGCATTTACTCGCTATCTATGGATATATAACTGGATTAAAGAAAGATGTTAAACATATGCATGATGGTATACACGATTTGGGTGGTAAGATAGACAAGATCTATTGGGTGTTATTGGGTACTGTAGGGGCAGTATCACTTCTGCTATTGGAGAAAGCCTTAGATAAAGGATTATTTTAAATCTATCCTTGAATTAATTTAAATTATTACTATATTAACATCGGGTTGCTTTGGGAAGGACCCATAAACTAACTGTCTAACACGGAGGTTACTATGACAAATCTAATACATACTTTCCTAAATAGTTCAATTGGTTTTGATCCATTCTTTGATGGATTTGACAATTGGATTACACCAAGATCAAGTTTTCCTTTTTATAATATAAAAAAGGAATCTGAAAACAAATACACTATAGAAATAGCTTTAGCAGGTTTTGCTAAAGAAGATATTGATATTCATCAAACAGATGAAATATTAACTATCGAAGCTTCTGAACATGTTCGAAAAATAAATATGGAAAAAGAAGAATATATTTCTAAAGGTATTTCTAAAAGATACTTTAAAAAACAATTTCAATTAGCAGATACAGTTGAAGTTAAAAAAGTAAAACTTGAAAATGGTATGTTATTTATCAATTTAGAAAATAACAGACCAAGTAAAGAAAAAACTTTTGATATTGATTAAATCCATTCTCTAAAGTCTTCATCCATAATTGTATTTGCGATGTCGACTTTGTTACGAAGTGCTTTAACAATTCGCTCGTCAATAGTATCTTGAGACATGATATCAATATAAGTCATTTTTCTTGTTTGACCTATACGATCAATTCTTGCTTCTGACTGTTGACGCTTCTCTAAATCATAACCATTAGAGAAATAAATCATATTACTACCGGCGGTAAGTGTAATACCATATCCGCCGGTATGTGTAGTACCAACAAAAAATCTACAGTTATCATCCGTTTGAAATCTTTTTATATTTTTTGATCTAGCATCAGTATCTGTTGCACCATAATAATCTACAACAGATTCTTCACCATAAACTTTTTTAATCTCTTCTATAATTCTTCTTACGTCATGAGTATAGTGTGACCATATAATAGTTTTACCTTCTACATTTTCTAATATATTCATTAGCTCACCTAATCTTGCACATGGTAAATTTTTTATAGTACCATCATCAGCAGTAAAGTGACCACAAGTTATTTGATGCAGTCTCATTAACTGAGTCATAACTGTAGCTGATGATTGCATCTTTCCATCAAGAAATGCAATGGCCTCTTGTTTCATTTGTAGATAAACTTTTTTCTGTTCAGGTGTTAGTTCAACATAGTGTTTAACGTAAGTTTTTTCTGGAAGATCTAAACAATCTTCTTTTAATATTCTTTTAGAAAAAGGTTTTATTTTTTCTGATAGTTCACCAAGGTTTCTATATCCAACAACTATTTCAACACGTCTACCTTGCACTTCTATTTTTTTAGTAACAGCGTATCTTGATTTAAATGTCCAATAAGAATCATGGCCTAGGAGCCAGGGATCAAGGAATGCACATTGAGAAAATAAATCTAAAGGTGATTTAGTTACAGGTGAACCTGTAAGTATTCTTCTATACTTACAAAGATTTCTTAAATTAAAAATATTTTTAGTTCTATTAGATGTTGGAGTTTTAATTGTAGTTGACTCATCAATAGCAATCATTGCTTTGTGACAAGATAAAAACTTTTCTGCAAAAGCCGTACCATTACCAGAACTAAATGCTTCTACATTCATAATTAGAATATGAAGATCAGTTCCAGTTTCAAATAATGTGTTTAATATTTTTTTCTGTTTTGCAGATTTGTCTGATGTTTTCCATAACACCATTTTCTTTTCGATATGATCAGGTAGGTGTGTTGGAACCTCCTGATCATACCAATTCTTATAAACACCTTTTGGTGCAATAAGAAGGAGGCCATTTATTTGGCCTTTATCATAAAGCATTGCGGCATTATCCAATAATACCTTTGATTTACCTGTACCCATTTCCATAAAGTACGCAAAATTTTCTTTATTCCATGATGCTTCTAATGCATCTAATTGATGCCCATAAGGCTTAGTTTTAAATTTATAATCCATAATATTCTATTTACTTTTCTTTCTATTAGTTATAGTAATATTAAAAAAGAAAAAGTCAATGAGTAAAGTTTATTTAACGCAAGAAATACCAGGAACGTCTATAGGACAACCTAAATATAATATTTTAGGTGCATCAAAGTTTGGACAAATTGTCTCACTTTTGCCAGAAAAAAGTCAAATTATAATGTCACCTGGTCCATTAATACAAAAATTAAAAACACTTTTAAAAGATTATACAACTGATGATTACTTATTATTGTCAGGAGATCCTGCAATTATTGGAGTAGTGTGCTCAGTTGTTTCTGACATAACGAATGGTAAGTACAAATTATTAAAATGGGATCGACAAGAAAAAACTTATTATCCAATCGAAGTAGATATTTTTCAAAAATAAAACTTGACAATTCAAGTTTGAGTCCTTATAATTACCGCCATGAAAGTCAAAAAGAAAAAAACAAAAGGAGTTATATATAATGATAATAGACTTACGTAAAGATGCACCTGATCAATCTACTAGTATTGATCCTGATAAACTTTCAACAGAAGTTGAAAAGTTAAAATCAATTCAACAACAAATTAAAAATCTAGAAGACCAAGTTAAAGATTTAAAAGAAGATGAAAAATACTTTAGCTGCATGGTTATTCCAAAATTAATGGAAGATATGAACTTATCTAGTTTAAAATTAAGAGATGGTTCGGAACTTACCGTTAAAAAAATTTATAGTGCCTCAGTAAAAGCTGACAAAAAAGCAGAGGCGATTACATGGCTTCGTGACCAAGGTCTGGGTGATATAGTAAAAAATAATGTTATTGTATCATTTGGCCAAGGCGAAGATAACAAGGCTGTCGATTACGTTAGCCTTGCGAGGTCTAGTGGGTTTGAACCTATCCAAGAGGAAAAAGTTCACCCACAGACGCTCAAAGTAGTTATGAAGGAATGGAAAGACAAAGGTCGTGAAGTTCCTGAAGAACTATTTAATACGTTTGATGGAAATCAAACGCATTTTAAAAATAAAAAATAAATAATAACCTAATAAGGAGACATCATATGGCAAACACAAATGCTATGACTAAGAAGAACAGTGCAGGTGCACTGGCTACTATCAACTTGAGAAACGACTCTGGTAGAGGTAGCGAAGAAATAAAATCGGATGATATGTCAACACCGATTTTAAAAATCCTACACCAACTATCACCTGAGTGTAACAAGAGTAATGCAAAGTACGTAGAGGGTTCTCAACCTGGTATGATCTATGCAAAAGGTCTTGGTACATTAATAGATGGTCAAGAAGGTGTGGATATTATTGTTGCACATGTGCAAACAAGATATCCAGAATGGCAGGAAATGGGAGATACAGCAGCTCCACCTGTTGCAACACATTTATCAATACCTGATGATGCTGTTGAAGAAAGGAACGGTAAGTATAGATTATCAAATGGTAACTACTTAGAAAAAACTGCATACTTTTATGTAATTGTTTTAGGTGAAGAGCCTAGACCTGCAGTGATTACTATGAGATCATCTAACTTAACACCTGCAAGAGAATTAAATCAGTTGATTAAAAATCTTAGATTTAAGGATGACAAAGGTGTTTACAATCCGGCAGCATATGCAGCGGTTTATAATTTAAAAACTGTTGGTAAGACTGCAGGAAGTAAAAGTTGGCATGTGTATAAACCATCTATGGCAAGAGCTTTAGATGTTTCTCAAAAAGAGGATGCTGATCTTTATTTAATGGCACAAGAGTTTCAAACGTCTGTGTCAAAAGGTCAAGCAAAACCTGAGTATGAGAAAAGTGATAAATCTAAGACTGCAGATATTGTCTAATTCACTAAGTGAATACTTCGAAGGAAAGGCGGCTACGGGAGACTGGAGCCGCCTTCTCAAAACAATTAAAAATAAATACACATGCATGAATTACATAAAGAATTTAAAGACCACTTTACTGGTCTAACTCGTAACTTTGGTTTTTGTAACATTAGTAATGGTTACAAAGATCCAGACACAGGTAAAATAAAATTTAAATCAGGTGATTATGGTTGGTCAGGTAAACCAATAACTGATTTAGATTATCAACAACATTTAGATGGAACCAAATCAATAGGTATACAACCTTGTAATGATGATGGTTTAGCACGATTTGGTGCAATAGATATTGATCCAAAAATATATAAAAATTTAGATTTAAAATATTATTTAAATATTATTCAAGAAAAAGAATTACCTCTTATACCAATTAAATCTAAAAGTGGTGGATTACATTTATATGTATTTACAAAAGAATTAGTAAAATCAAAAATTATAAAAGATTTTTTAGAAGAAGTATTATTTTTATTTAAGTTACCAATTAATACAGAAATATTTCCTAAACAAACAAAACTAGGAGACGACACGGATGGTAATAAATTAAATGGTAATTTTATTAACCTACCTTACTTTGGTAAAAAAGAAAGAGTTGCGATAGATCCTTCAGGAAAAGAAATATCATTTGGTGTATTTTTAAATTGTATTCAATTAAATAAACAAACTGCAGAACAATTAAAAGAAATATCAAATAATATAATTCAAAAAGAATTAACAGGTGGTGCAGAAGAATTTAAAGATGGTCCACCTTGTTTAGAAATTTTATCAAAAAATAAAATGACTGATGGCCGTGATAGATTTTTATATAACTATATGGTGTTTGCTAAAAAGAAATATTCAGATGATTGGAAGAACAAAGTAATACAAGCAGGTAGAAATTATTTTGAATTTAATGCAACATGGACTGATGATCATATTAAAATGAAAATAAAAACATGGGACAAAGAAACCAAAGGTCATACTTGCAGTGATGAATTACTTGCACCCGTTTGTGTTAAATCAGAATGTGTAAAAAGAAAATTTGGAATCATATCTGATAAAAAAATTAATTGGCCTTTAATGAAACATTTAATTAAAGTAGATTTTAAACCAGATCCTGAATACTATTTTACAGTAGAGAATAAAAAAGGTGAGTCAGTTCCTGTACATGCAAAAGATGTAAATAAAATAAAAGATCAAAAAGAATTAAGAGGATTAATTATGGCACAAGCAGATGTTTTTCCTCCACCAATTAAAGCTATGGAATTTTATGAAATGATAAATGCTTTACTAGATGGTGTAACTACAGTGCAACCGGCTCCAGGAACCACTCCAATGGATATATTAAAAAAATTATTACAGGAACATATAAACGGGCCTCAAGCAACAACGTTTAATTCTTTTCAAAGTGGTAATGTATTAAAAGATAATACGTATGCATGGTTTGTGTATGATGAGTTTTATAATTTTTTAAAAGAAAATGAATGGAGAAAAGATCCATCAAGAACTTCTTACATGATTACAAAAATGTTTGAAAAAGAGAAGGATCATTTACCTAAACCAGATTTTGACATAAAGAAAAGATTTCCTGGTATCAATAAAAAAACAAATGAACCATATCCAGGTGTAAATAGATGCGCAAAAATACCATTATATTTTTTTGAAGAGGAAGAAGAAGTAGAAGAAATTATGGAAATAGAAAACGAAGAGGACATTGTATAATGATATATAAATATTTTGGTCCTCCAGGAACTGGTAAAACACACAAACTAATTAATAGAGCTAAAGCTTATATTAGAATTGGCACACCTTTAGATAGTATTGCATACTTTGCATTTACTAAAAAAGCAGCAAAAGTTGCTAAAGATAGAATGCCAGTAGATAATGATAAGCTATATTATTTCAGAACTATACATTCGTTTGCTTTTGATCAATTAGATTTAAATACTAAAAAAGTAATGCAGCCATCAGACTATGAAAAGATAGGTAAAAAATTAAATGTAAGAGTTAAATATTATGACAAATATAACAAAGAGGAAATTTTTTATTTAAATAATGATAGTCCATATTTTCAAATGATCGGTAGAGCAATGAATAGAGATGTCTCTATTAGAGAAGAATACGATAGAAATGAACATAATAGAAAAGAAATAAAAAAGTTTTCAATATTAAAAAACATTAATGACAATTTAAAAGAATATAAAAAAGTAAAAAAGAAACTAGATTTTAATGATATGATTTATCAACTTATAGAGAAAGAAGATTTACCAAAATTTAAAGTTATATTTATAGATGAAGCACAAGATTTATCTCCATTACAATGGAAGTTATTTGATAAATTAAAAGAACATGCAGATGATATTTATCTAGCAGGTGATGATGACCAAGCCATATTCGCTTGGGCAGGTGCGGACGTAAACAGATTTATAAATGAACCTGCAAAAGAAACAGTATTAAAATATTCTAAAAGAATATCTAAAGCTGTACAAGAACAATCTATTATACCATTAACTAATATTGTAGGACAAAGAAAACTAAAACAATATTATCCAAGGGAATATGAAGGTTTAAGTGAAAGAATAAATAATTTAGATCAGGTAAATTTAACTCAAGGTAATTGGTTAATACAAACGAGAACTGTTTCGAGACTAAATAAAATGATAAAAGAATTAAGAAAAAGAAATTTATATTACGAAACCAACAAAGGTAAAAGTTTTAAAGTCAGAATATACAATGCATCCGTAAATTATAACTCGTGGTGTAGAGGAACTGACTTAGAGGAAAAAGAAATAAAAGATATTGTTGAATTTACAGGTTTAAAAAAAGAACAGTGGGATAAAAATGTAAACTGGTTCGATGCATTTAAAGAAACAGATTATAAAGAAAGAGAATACATAAAACATTTATTAGATAATGGTGAAAATTTAGATGAAAACGCACGTATACAAGTATCCACTATTCATGCAGCAAAAGGTGGTGAAGAAGATAATGTAATTATTTGTTTAGACATTGGAGATAAAATTAAAAAAGCAATTAAGAAGAGTCAAGATAAACATGATGAAGAACATAGAGTTTGGTACGTTGGATTAACACGTGCAAGAAATAATTTATATAAGTTAAAAGCAAGAATAAAAAGAAATGAATACAAGCATTTATAAAAATTTATATACGAACGTATATAAACCGATCGGGATAGAGATAACTCATGCTGGCGACTGGCAGCGTCGGGTTCTAACGGACAGAGTTGGTTCGATTTCTCGACTCCCTTATTATTCATTAAGATCGTTAAACCAACAACTGCCAGAAACTAAAGGAAAAAAATATGACAAGTAAAGATATATTTAAGGATGCATTTCCACAAGATAAACAGATAGGTGGAAGTCACTATCGAGACTTTTACATTCAACCTTATGAATTTATTTCTAAGAACGACCTTTCTTTTTTTCAAGGAAATGTTATTAAGTATGTATGTCGTTACAAAAATAAAAATGGCATACAAGATTTAGAGAAAGTGATTCATTATTGTGAATTAGAAATTAAAAAGATGCAAGACATGAAGAGAAAAAAATAATGTTAATGCCGACTACAGAATGGGTGGCACCCACAGAGTTTCCTGATTTAAGAAATGCTGAAGAAATAGCAATCGACCTGGAGACAAGAGATCCAAATTTAAAGAAACTGGGTTCAGGAGCCATAATAGGTAATGGTGAAATTGTAGGAATAGCTGTTGCTGTAGATGGATATAAAAATTATTTTCCAATAGCTCATGGTACAGGTCCAAACATGGACAGAGATAGAGTATTGAGATGGTTCAAAGATATTTGTGAATCATCTTCTACAAAAATATTTCATAATGCAATGTACGATGTATGTTGGATACGTAATTTAGGTATAAAAATTAATGGACTAATCATAGATACCATGATTGCAGCATCATTGATTGATGAAAATAGATTTTCATACACATTAAATTCACTATCATGGGTATATTTAAATAAAGGTAAGAATGAAGCTTTACTTACTAAAGCAGCTAAAGAACGTGGATTAGACCCTAAAGCAGATATGTGGAAAATGCCTGCAAGTGAAGTGGGTGCATATGCAGAAGAAGACGCTGCATTAACTTTAGAACTTTGGAATTATTTTAAAAAAATAATTATAGAAGAAGATTTACAAAATATATTTAATCTCGAAACTGATCTTTTCCCTTGCCTAGTCGATATGCGCCACCTAGGTGTTCGGGTAGATATAGAGAAAGCCAATCAATTAAAAACAGCAATGGCAGTAAAAGAACAAAACCTATTGCAACAAATAAAAATAGAAACAGGAGTAGATACTCAGATATGGGCAGCCAGATCGATTGCAGAAGTTTTTGACAAACTGAAACTACCTTATAACCGTACTGAAAAAACAAACTCTCCTTCATTTACAAAAAATTTTATTTCTTCTCATACAAATCCCGTAGTTCGTATGATAGCAGAAGCTAGAAAAATAAACAAGGTCAGTACAACTTTTATTGATACCATTTTAAAACACTCACATAATGGCAGAATACATGCAGACATAAATCAAATAAGATCTGATGATGGTGGTACAGTTACAGGACGATTTAGTTATTCTAATCCAAACCTACAGCAAATACCTGCAAGGGATCCAGATACAGGGCCACTAATAAGAAGTTTATTTATACCTGAAGAAGGCTGCACTTGGGGTACATTTGATTACTCACAACAAGAACCAAGATTAGTTGCACACTATGCATTGAGATTTGAGTACGACTCTGCTCAAGTAATTGCGGACTCATATGAAAATGATCCATCAACAGACTTTCATCAAATTGTTGCTGATATGGCTAACATAGATAGAAAAGAAGCTAAGACAATTAACTTAGGTTTATTTTATGGAATGGGTAAAGCAAAACTTCAAAATGAATTAGGTGTATCAAAAGAAAAAGCAGATGAATTATTTAATCAGTATCATGGTCAAGTACCTTTTGTAAAAGAATTAATGACTGGTGTAATGGAAGCAGCACAAAGTAAAGGTAGAATAAAAACATTATTAGGAAGACGTTGTAGATTTCCTAAGTATGAACCAATACTTAGAGGAAGTGATTGGGGTACATTTGTTCCTGCACAAGATCATGAAACAATATTAGAATTACAAAAGATGGGACCACATCAATTAGATGATGATGGTAATATTATTAAAGATGCAGAAGGTAAACCAAAGAAAAATTATTGGCATAATAATCCCATACGTAGAGCATTTACATACAAAGCATTAAATAAATTAATTCAAGGTAGTGCAGCTGATATGACAAAAAAAGCAATGATTGATTTATACAAAGAAGGATTACTTGCACATATACAAATACATGATGAATTAGATTTTTCTATTGAATCAAAAAGTCAAGCAAAAAAAATAAAAGACATAATGGAAAATGCAGTTGACTTAAAGGTGCCTAATAAAGTAGATTACGAGTCCGGACCAAACTGGGGTGAAATAAAATAATGTACTATGTCTTATTTAAATGCTAACATACCGCCGATTTATTGT